ATTTAAAATCGGCACTACATCCTGAGCCGCAAACTTAAATGCTAATAACCTTTGTGCGCCTTTTGAAAGACTTTCAAAATCAAGTGAGGATTGATCGTCGAGCTTCCGCAAGTCAGACAGCATTTGTTTTGCGCCTTCGGCACTTCCTGTTAATGTTTCAAATGCCCGTTCAGTCATTTTTAACTTGCCAGCCGTTGCGATACTCGCAACACCCACAGCGCCAAGAGCAGCCGTAAATGCGCCTAATACACCAGCCGCCTTTTTCGAAAAAGAAAGAGCCTCCTCTCCGAAGGCTCTTTTTATTTGACGTTGTGCGGCGTTAAGTTCTTTCCGTAATCCACTGCTGTCTCCACCGATTTTTACAAGCAATTCAGCTATAGTTGCCAATTTAAAAACCTCCTTTCTGGAGGACATCCTTAAACAATTCCTTTAAATACTCCTCATCCGCTTTTTTATCTTGATGTTTGGGTGGCCGCCTAAGCGGTTTTAGTAGATCATTTGGTTGTATAGTCCGCTTTGCGACTTTGCCAGAAATGTTCATAAGATGAGAAACAAAATAGGCTGTCAGAGCTTCCTGATGCTCTTGCCGCCATTTATATCCATCGAGTAATTTATAAAATTCATGCGGTTGTAGTCTGCTAAATTCCCATGGTTTCAAGCCCAACGGCCCATAGGCTATTGGTTCGGCCCATTCGATCCATTCAGAAAAAGAGGGAACAGATTTTACTCCGTCCCCTCCTTCACGTTTTTTACTTCATCAGATTCCTCGTTTTTTGCATTTCCGAAAATTCCAGTTGCCGCAATCGCTTCAATAATTGGAATGGCGATATCCATCAAACTGCCGCCTTTTTCAAGGTGTTCCCCGATTTTTTCAGCATAATATTTAGGATCGGGACGATGATGTTGTTGCATGCCAACAGCAAGAGCGTTAATGCATAAATTAACGCTAATATCTTGCTCTGCTACAATTTTCATAATGGATGCGCCCATTATTTTTTCGAGTTCAGCGAGACGTAAAATATCAAACATGATAAATTGATTTGATCCAAAAAGCTCGAATGGCACTGTTTTTTTCATGATAACAACTCCTTTTATATTTGTTATCGCTAATAGCGTTATTTTCAAAAGTGAAGCCCCGGATTAACCGGGGCGTAAGTTTTATTCCTCAGGATCATTCAAATCAGATAGAGGTCCATTGCCTTCGAGGGTTCCGCTTAAAGAAGCTTCACCATCGTGCGGCGTTTCAATGGACAAATCGGTAATAGCGGCCCATCCAGTACGATACTTTTTGTTTGGATATTCAAATTTAACTTGAATTTCTTTCCCTTGGTTAAAAGCGGTTTCAAGAGCTTCAATGCCAGCGTCGTTTAGTAAAACGAGTCCGTCTAAATCAATAGACCAGCCACGCAAGCCAGCTTTGGACGATTTCCAGCCACCAGATGTTTTGTGACTAACATCGATACTATCGGCGTTCCGGTTCAATGAGCTTCCACGTTGTCCGCCAATCAACGTCCATGTAGGTACCGCGACGGTTCCGGTATTGACGTACAATAGATAATCTTTACCTACTGTTGCGTTAGACGTGCTTGGGTTATCCGGCAACGTCGCTGCAAACCGTTGTAAATCAAATTTTAGCATTTTATCTACCTCCTAATTTTTGAATTTTTGCAACAAAAGTTATAACTCCGTGATACCCAGCAACTTCTTCCGGGAATGCTTCGAAAAAGTCCACGTCCTGACTCATGACGTTAAAGTTTTCTTCTGATAAATCAATGGGCCAAGAGGTCAAGACCGCCGTCACATCATTGGCAATCTCGTTAACCTCTTTCTTCCCTTCATATTCACTCCAGATGTGGATTTGGAGTGAAATATCACAGATATCAGCCGTTTTATTTCCGGTTTGTTTACAGGTGAATGAACCAAGTGTAATATAAGGAAGTTTTGCATCACTCGGAACATCATCGTAAACCGGAGTAGTCTGATATTGCGACAAAATAGAATAAACGCCCCGTTGTAGGGCGTTCATCGGTATACGTCTAATAATCAAGGCTTGACCGCCTCCTTAATTCCTTTTATCAGGTTAGGCTTTTCATCTTCAAATGCGGGTCGCATAAACGGCCTTTCTCGACGTTGAGGAATGTCGGCTTTAGCAGCATAATACATGCCACCAATACCCAAACCGCCTTTCCAGGGAATCTTCAAGGCTTTTCTTTGTCTGGTGGGTTTAGTAACAGTTGCTTTTGCCCCAAATTCAACGAGATGTGCGTATGGCTGTCGAGCGGCGATATATCCAGTGATGGTTTTGGCATCAAACCGAGTTGAGATTGATTTTTTAAGGTCGCCACTTAGGACTGGAACTCGTTGTTTTGCGCCCCTTCCGATAGCCTTGGTTGATTTGCTAACCTGCTGCTCAATTTTATAGGCAGTTTGACTGTTGTATTTGTTGATTTGTTGAAGGGTTTGGCTTAGTTCCGGGACCGAGAAATTTATCCTAAATCCATATCCACGAGTCATTATTTCACGACCTCTCGACAGATTAGCACTTTTTCGCGGTCGTAGTTATTGATATAGGCGTGTTCGACCTCGAATTTTTTAGAGCCACATAATACCAGCCATCCCTTTTGTACATCAGGAACGCCAAGGCGGTCTGGAAGGTTAATTTGATATGTTAGTTCGCTAACAATGGCTCCAGCCTCGGTTTCCGTCGCGACCTTAGGTTTGTTTACAAAAGCATAAACCCGATACTCCGCTAAAACTCCCTTTTTAAATCCACCTTGTCCATCAGGTGTTTTTCCTAATTCTTGCAAGGTTATCAAATCCTTATAAATCTTGCCTACCTGCTTCATAACCTCATTCTTGGTTTTCAGCATAATCTTTCACCGCGCTTTCAAGTTGGAGGCGGAGTATTTCCCCGGAAAAATTAGTCTCAAAATACTCTGTGGCATTGTTATAACTGTACCGACAGTAATCAAGGAGCAAATCATGCGCAAGTCCATCTGTTTCAAAATCGAGAGTAACACCGGCAAGACCATCAAGGCGCGCTTTACCTCTTGCAACAATCCTTTCGAGTTCGGCGTCCTGTGCAGTTCCAGCTATTCCTAAAATTGATTTAAGCTCATCCAAAATTGTCATGTCGGGTCACCCCTTAAAATAGATTGGGGGCGACTATATGTCGCCCCGTAACCATTATTTAGATTTTTGCTCACTGGCATTTGCAACAAGCTCACTGGCATTTGCAACGATAACTTTCGGCGTAACCGGTTTAAGGTTGGTGATATCGAGATACAGAAAGCTGTTGTTGTCTAACGGACGGCCAGTTCCGTAAAGCTTAATCAAGTAGTAGCGTTCGTCCTCAAGGAATTTATAATCATCGCTGTAATCAATTCGTCCATCTTTTCCGGTTCCGAGAACTGCTAAATAGTGTTTACCGATGCCAAGAACGGCCCTATTCGATGCGACATAAGCGGATTGAACGACTCGAGTTGGGAACGGGAAAATATTATTGACATAAGTGCCCTGCGGAGTTTGATAAACCGTTGCAGGCATGATTTTTTGGAAATAGTCAACCGGATTAACAACGAGCAATACCTCGGTAATCTTCCGATTTAACTGAAACTGATTTAACTGATTTGGTCCAGGTTCAGGTCCAACCGCCAATCTACTGATTAAGTCGCCATATTTTTCGGGCGAAAAATCAGTAACATTAATAAGAGCTTTCGCAGGGTACCCCTCTTGCGTGAGACCTTGACTCAGCTCTCTAATCATGCCGATGGGTTCATAGATACTTTGAGTAGGATTGTTCGTGTTCTCAGCAACACCGCGACCGTTAATGATGCCATCCTCTAAACCGTTAGCAATGGCCTCATAAAGGATGGTTCGCACATAGCGATCCAGCCATGCCGGACCGAGATCAAGCATCGCTTTACTAATCGGCACAAACGCGGACAATTTAATATGACCGAAAGATAGTTTATTAAATTGAGCGCTTAATTCTTCGGTAATAGTTCCGGTGAGTTTCCCCCAAACGGCTTTAAACCGCCCACTCATAGTGGAGTAAAGATATTCGAGCGAAGCTCCGGAATTTTCAAATCTGATTGCTCCTAACAGCGGATGTTCTTCAGTAATATCCTCAAAAACAGCATCAATTACGGTTTTCGGTAATACTGCATCAAAACCACTCAATACTTGTTGAGGGTTGCTGGATTTAAAGGCGTCAATCAGTTTTTGATAATACCTGGTTTCTTCAGAAGTTAAAACTCGTACACCACGTCCAGCCAAAATTGTATTGTCGGTAGCTTGGACAATGCCACGAGCTTCAGTGATTACAGCCTGCTGGATTAAATCAAACATTTCATCCCACGATTGGGAAAACGCTTCGGTGTCGTCATCCTTCACGGCTTGTGACATTTTTTGCATGATTTCCGCTTTCTTTTGTTTAATAACATCTAAATTGACCATTAAAAATACCTCCTTAATTTTGAAAAAATAAAATCGTTAGCCAAATGACGCTAACATTTTTAAAAGTTTATTTTCTTTTTGAGTTGGTTCCGGCTCTTGCGGAGTTGGTTGATTTTGAATTGCCTTTTGTTGCTCAATTTGACGCTGAATTATCATTGACATCAATTGCTTTTTAACGCTTTGGCTGGCATTTTTACTTACACCACCATCAACAATTGACGTAGCGAAACCCATTTCCAAAGCATCTGCCGGAGTAATCCAGGTTTCCGCGTCCATCATTTCTTTCAGCTTCTCTTCGGTGATGTTTACCCGGCTCATATAAGCGTTGATAGATGCCTCGGTAATTTTTTCGAGTTCTTCAGCATCTTTTCTTAATTGATTAGGATCGCCAGCAGTATACATCCAGGCATTATGAATCATCAGTAATGAGGCGTTCGACATAATCCGCTCATCACCAGCCATAAATACCACTGACGCGGCACTACAGGCAAACCCATCGCAATAAGTTTTAACCTTTGCTTTATGTCTTCGCAATTGGTTATAAATCGCCAGGCCCTCAGCCACTTCGCCACCATAGGAATTAATATAGACGTTGATAACATCAACATCTAATCCCTCAATTTCTTTGGCTAAAGTATAGCTGGAAACGTCGCTTTCAAGACATCCCCATGACGTAATGTCACCATAAACAAAAATATCGGCTTCTCTATCCTCAACCGCCAACGAATAATACCGCTTGTTAATTGTCATCACCCCCTCTCGAATTTGATTCACGATTTATCTGCAAAATTTCAATTATCACCATCTCCTTTCAAGGCTTCTTCGATTGGTGAATAGTTTTTAGTCATCCACCTGGCCTGACTCCATTCGGTATTCAGTGGTTCCATGTCAAGCAGTTTAAGACAATCATCAACGCAATACGCACCGATTCGTATTAAAACATCCATGGCATTAGCGACATCTTTGATATCAACCGCTCGGATTCTGGTTGTATCAAGTTTGACAAAGGATTTTTCGAGATAAGCTTGTTTACCATACATTTTTCGATTGATTTCGTCGGTTATCAGCTCGGCAATGGGATTAACACAGAATGTTAGGAAGTTTTCTACAGCCTGTTCGGTATCCGCAACATTGCCTTTTAACAACTGAGGGGGAATCTGAAACGCAATCGCCACATAATCGAAAACATCATCGACAAATGCTCGAATGTCGCGGCCTTCCACGCTTCCTTTCGATGTTAAAGAACTGGTTAATTCGGTGTATTTCATGCCTTTCGGCAGGGGTAAAACCGCATTACCTTCTGCCTCATAGAACCGCTTAAAATCCTCGTTAAGAAGCTTTTCCAAGTCTTTTTTGGCCTTGTCTGTTTGAGGGTAGGCGGTGTCCATCTCAAGTGTGCCGCGTTTTAAGTAGTTTTTCTTGTAATGGGCTTGTCCAGCAGCGATTAACTCGCCGTATTTGCGATATAAATTATTAATCACTTGCGCAATTTGCTCGTTATGAAGCTCAAAATGAAAAACTTCGGATTCGACATATGACCTATCAAGCGCAAACCCGTCGATGACTACACCTGAGTAGATATTTTCCTTAAATGCAAACTTGTTGGTATTGAAACTCTCGGCGACGTATAGTTTATTACCTTGTGATACTACTAAACACTCGTTTTCGTAAACAAGCTTACTAATGACATCACGCCAAAATTTTGACGCCGATTTGTTTTGGTTTGGCTCGACATTAAAAAGATAATAATTGTCGCCTTTAATTGGTTCGCCTTTCCAATACGTTAAAAACTCGCCTCTTGAAACCGTATTGGCTATTAAATTAACCGCCGATTGTATCGCCAGTTGTAAAAAATAGACTTCGGTAGTTAACGAAGTAACAACAGTATTTAAGGATAGACGATTATTTTTAAATAGGCTTAAAAACCATTCTGAAACGGCTCCCATACCGTAACCCCCTATTAGTAAACTCGGACTCCGAACGATTCAAATTCGTAATTCACCTCTACCAGCTCACCGTCCAAAGATAAAGCATGAATAAAACCAAAAAACCCGTCTGTTTTACGGGTTTTCGGCTCAATTTTTAGGTATGTTGTATTTCCTTTTTTGTCAATTTCTTTGTAAGTATTATTGATATACCAGCGCATGGTCATATTATCGCCAAAGATGATGGTTTCTTCGGCGAACATAGATTCGATAAGTGGTGCGACCTTTGCATGGGTAATTGGTCCGCTTCGAACCACTTTTAACGGAAGTCCAACCTCAGTAAATTTCTTTTCCAGCAACTTCGCGCGGTAATCGTCACAGGCGATATTGATAATATGGTATTTTTCTGCTTGTTTTAAAAACCAGTCGGCGATATCATCCGCGCTGATAGAATCGCGCCTTATTATTGTAATAAGCCCTTTTTCGACCGCTTCGTAAATCGGAAATTTAATAGGCCGGCTTTCGATTTCGAGGGCTTTGTGGCACACAAAGGTATGTTCGATGTAATACCGTTTACCTTTATGTTTAAACAACAAGCCGACACTAGCAAAATCTCGGATACTAGCATAGTCAATGGCCCCGATACAATCCAGGCCTTCCAATTCGTCATATGGAATAGGACGATTCGGATTAGCAGCTGCCACAATTTTATCCCATTCAGCAACAGCAGCATAAATATCTTCGGCCGGGCGGTTCATTCGTTTGGTCATAAAATCAATCGCAAGATGTGGTTGATATTTCATTTTAGCGTACACTTTATCCATCTCTTTTTGCAGCTCTGGCAAATATTTAAGAGATGGATTGGCCTTATGCCACATTTCGCGATTATGAACTTCCTCTTTATCGTCTAAACGATATAAAAGCGGTAAAAAACCAAGGTTTTTTATGCCGCCGTATAAAACATCCTCGGCTAGTTTTAATAGTTCATCTAAAACGCCACCCCTGACATATCCCTGAGTGGTAATATAAAACGTTCGGCTGTGTTTTTTCTTTCCAAAACCGGACGTAAAGACTTTTATAACATCCCAAGTCTCATATTCGTGAATTTCATCAAATATGAGACACGCAGACCGTTTGCCATCTTTAGTTTTGGCGTTCGATGTGTTGTATTTTATATAGCTATTAGTCTTAAGGTTGTTAATAACCTGTTTTGTCCAATAAAAAAACCTCTTTGACTTTTCAGAGGTTCGCTCAAGCACGTTATAGACATCATCAAAGCTCGTTTTCGCCTGATCTTCAGCATTGGCTATAACGTCAACATTATATTCCATCACTCCATGATAATGAGTGGTTACATACCACGATACCGGACTAATAAATCCATTTTTCCCATTCCCCCGGCCCGTCATGATTAAGATTTCGTCAAATACAACTGTGTCAGATGATTTGTAGTAACAATGGATAAGAGCAATTACAAATAATTCCCAGTCGAAGAGTTTAATCTCGAAGTAACGTTCGATTAATTCGACTGCTTTATCTATCATATCGGTTCTGATGATTACATCGGGGTTGTTTAATTTAATTTCGATGTAATCCATAGCCGCCAGGATATCTTTGCCGGTGATTATTTCTCCAGACCTAACACCATCCATATAAGCGTCGATATACGGATGATAATTTCTACATCTCGTCATTACCCTCCCCACCTAAATTCTGCTTTTCCGCTTTTAATCCGAGTTCCGAAAGTATTTTTAACATCTGGGCATTGGTTTTGTTAAGTTCGGCAATACTATCGTTCTTCTTATAACCTTCTTGACCACCGCCGTTACACCAATAAATGGACACACCACGCTTTTTAATGTCGGCGATCAACATATTTTTGATTTCCCACAACGCGATATAATCCTCGACGAGGTCAAGGTAGTGTTTTCCAGCGATTCCATTGCGTTCAAGCTGCGCCAATAAGTCTTTTTTAATCTCGTTTTTCTTTGTAGACACTATCCCCACCCCCCATCACATGAAAATTTCAAAAAATTTAAATTGTCCTG